TCATCGTGGCGCCACGTGTCATGTGGTCTCGAGCATCGGCACGCTGACGTGTGTAGCGCGGATCGGTCCCAGCCAGCGAGACAGACCCCTTGCTGCCGTCCCAACTCACAATGAACTCACGACCACTGACGGGATCGCGAACAACGTCACCACGCATCACGCAACTCCTCCGGCCACTCGCCAGTGCGTAGCATCTCGCTCAACCGAATCGCCCGTCGTCCGACTTGCTGTGCCCACCGCGAATCCAACATCGCCTTGGCGGCCTCGTCGTAGTGGCCTCGCTCAACCGCCGCTAACGTCACGCCAAACGACAGCAACCCGGATGTGCCCAAATTGAACGCCATGTCGATGAGGGTCGCCTGCCGCACCGTATTCAGCCGAGAGAAGAACGGCAACCGTGAGACCAACTGGAGCCAGACATCGCTGATGTCGTTCGACAACAGGTAGTCCGCTTCCTCCAGTGTGATGCCGCGATCATCCAGATTGCGACCACAACCTATGGTAAGCTTACCTACAGAGTCTCTATACGGGCGCAATCTTACGCCTTCATGCAACTTCAATAGGCGCTCGACGTAAGCCTTGAGTTCAGACATGTGGATACCAGTCATCGGATACGAACGTTTCTATGAAGTCAGTGATGAAGGTCTCGTTCGTCGTATTCCTGGTTTCTGGTGCAAGACGTATCGGCTTCTTGGCCAACACGCGTCGAAACACGGCTACTTGCGTGTCCGGCTGACGCACAAGAGCCGAAAGGCCGACAGGCGCCTCGTGCATCGACTTGTCTACGCGCACTTTGTTGGTCCGATTCCGGAAGGTCTGACTATTAATCACAAGAACGGCGACAAAAGCGACAATCGCGTATGCAATCTCGAAGTTGCAACGATGAGCGAACAGATGCGACACGCCTACGCGACGGGACTGCAAAAACGAGCGAAGGGCGAGGCGCGTGGAGATGCCGCCAAACTGACGGACAACCAAGTCCGCGAGATTCGAGCGGCCTATAAATGGCGCGTTGTTACCGCGAAGATGCTCGCGCCAAAATATGGCGTGACCAAGGCGTGCATCTGGTCTGTTGTGAATCGGCAACGATGGGCACACATCGACTGAGCCGATGGTCATCTTCCCCACGCTGTCGGTGTAGGGCTTGAGCCGCACACCTTCATGCAGCTTCAGCATTCGAGCGGTCATCTCTTTCAGGTCCGGCATCTCTGTACCAACCTCAGCCCCAAACTCCATACCAACAGGTACTAACCTCGCCAACGAAAAAGGCCACGCCCGACCCGCCCGCGCATTACTGTCGCGGTCAGTCGAGAGTGGCCTTGTCTCGTCAGCCTTGTCGATCGGAACGCTCCTCTCACCTCCCGGTTCGAGGCCTACGGTGGCTTAGGCCGTAGGGATTGGCTGTGGATGCAGCCCCTAGTCCGATCGTCTTCAGGTTCGTTTACTGCGCCATAACTTTCACGCTGCGATCGATTGATGCCAGTCGCGCATCGACTGTCGCGAAGCGATCCGAGATCGCCGACATACGCTCAGTAAGTTGCGTGAGCGTGACAAGCTGACGCTCGTTGCGGTCGCCTTGCTCTTTGACCTGCTGGCGCATTTCCTGCTCCAGTGCCGCCAGTCGACGCTGAGTGTCCGCATGGGTATAGACCTCCACGCTGACAAAACTGCCGACGGAGATGCACGCGGCCAGCAACCACTTCACCTGACTCTTGGTCAGCCGCTGCAGCCAACTCGTCGGAATCACCATCTCCTCAGTCTCACCAGTCATGCAGCCCCCAGGGTCATTCCGCGCTCGCCGTCCCCTCATGGTGAGCGGCGCCTGTCAGTGGCACTACGGCTTCGGTGGCGTCTGCGGCGACACCGGTTTCGGCTCAGACTTCGGGGCGTCAGGCACCGGTAATCCGAGCTTGCGTTTCACAGAGGGATCCAGTGTCTCACGAGCCCGCTGCAGCTCCGCTTGTTCAAGGGTGGCACGTCGTGTCTTTTCTTCCCCGAGTTCTTTCTCGACGGCCACAAGCTTGGTTTGTAGCGCAAAGACCAGCGCCTTCAGATCATCGACCGACGCCTTCAATTGCGCGGTGTCATCAGGCTTCGGCGCGGATGTATCACTTGCCACCGAGGCTGGAGCCGTATTCTTGGGTGGTGATTGCGTAAACACCACGCCCGTCAGGCATAGCATCACCACAAAAGGAACCGTCATACTTCGTGCTACCTTCGCCACTCTTCGTCACCCACTCTGTCTAGATCGCCGTGCTAAGCTGGACAACGCCCTATCAAGGAGGAGCCTCACATATGCGTCTCGGCCTGCACGTCCTGTGTTTCGTCGCGCTCGCGTCCGCTGCCACTGCCCAAGAGATCAACCCGTATCGCGATCCACCGTTTGGCGAGCCCACGTGCCACTTCAATCCCTACGCCATGAAGTGGGACTGCCCAGAGTTTGCCACCGGCGCTGGCGTAACGCTGGCTGTCGCTGAGGGTGTGCTCGGCGCCCCCACGCACGAACTCGGCTGGGTCGTCGTCCTGAATCCAGACGGCCGATCCCAATTCGTCCAGATCGAGTTCATCGTCGGCGGCCGCATCACGCCCATCACGCGACTGGTGCAGGCCCCCGCCTACGGCCGGGTGTCCTACGAGCTTCACACCGACGCCGAACTGGCCACCGGATCGATCGTCACGTTCGGCACCGTCGTCAGATGTCAGCGAGGCTGCGCCGCACAACTGGTCACCAGAGCCGCCGCAGACCCGTGGAGAGTGCAGCACGTCCTCACGCTGGGACCAGTGCCGCAGCCTATCGGCACGAGCGCCAATGCGGGCTCGCGCTGACATCATCAACAGGCCCCCTTGCTGGTCAGCCAGCCATGCGTAAACGTCAGCGTGCCGCACGGCACGACGACGGTACCGCTCACGCCGAGACCAGCGTTCACGTTCATCGACGTAATCCCGGAGAAGGACAACGCTTGATTGATGATGTTGACGGTGGCACTTGGACTCGACAACGTCACGCCCACATTGCCAGCATTGTCGTTAAACCCTACAATGTTCGCGTTCGACGCATTTTGACCAGCCTGCAAGCGAATTTCCATCGCTCGACTAGATGCTGTCGATGTCGTGTTGACCAGCGCCATATTGCGATTACTTCCGTCCTCGTAGGAGCCGATCGCGAACTGTGAGTTCGACAAGCCAGTACTGAACCGATACCCGTACGGAGCGCTATATGTGGCGGTCGTATTCGACGTCATGAGAATTCCGTTCGTATCGATCGCCAACGTGTTGCTCTTCATGTCGATCGCGGACCCAGTCCATCGCAAGTACGACGTGCCTGCGCTCGTCGTGCCAATGCGGAATCGCGGCGTCCCGCCGTTGTAGTCCAGCCAATACCCAGTCGTCGTGTCGTAGGCCGTAGCGCCGCTCCGCAAGCTGCCTGACGTACCGATCGCAAGGTCACCAGTCAACGAGCCATTGCCGCTGCAGTCGAACTGCGTCAGCACGGTCGATCCGTACATGACCCTGAAACAGTTCGTCGCGTCAGCGCTAATCCACGTCGTGGAGCCATTACCGGCCGCGAGTCCATAGACGGGCGTCGTCGAGCTGTAGCCGAACGTCCCCGCGAGATTCCCGAGCGTCCAGCGCTCGGACAGGTCGAACGCGCCCGTCCCGGTGCGCACAATCCCGGAGAGTGTCGGCCCAATCGTGAACCGGCTGATGCTGTCGTTCGTACGGGCCTGCGAGTGCAGCAAAATTCGATCTGCGGTGAGCTGGTAGTTATAGATCGCGACCTCGTCGATATAGCCATCGAACTGGGTCGTTCCCCCAGGCGTATCGCCGATATACAGCGTGTTCGTCGACGTCGTCACGGCCTGTGTATACGTCGCCGTAGTGACCAAGGCCCCATCGACGTAGAACAAGACGCGCTTCGGCGAGGACTGGCTATCGCGGACAATCGCGTAGTGATGATACTGGCCGACGGTCATCACCGCTGACGTCGTCACTTCGCATTCGAACGTCGTCCCGTTCCCCTGACAGAATCGCAGCACACCGGCCGCATCGACATCGACGTAGTACTCGCCATTGAACACCCGTGACAGGATGTGCTCGCCACGACTGATCGTGTGCTCCCAGAGCGCGATGAACTCGATCGTCAGGTCGCCCGTGATCTGCAGGTCGCTGTCGTTCACCACAGTCAGCGACCCTGCCCCGCCCGTGTTCTGCCACGCCGGATCAGCGCCCGTTGTGCCGACAGCCAGCGCGCCCACGCCGAGGCCGTTACTCTGCGTCCCGGTCTCGGTCGCCACTCCGACATTCCCCATGATGTCCACGGTCGTCGTGCTCGTCGTCGCGGGCATCCGCCAGTAGACGACAGGACCATCGGAGACCACTACGCCGACATACCCGTCAGAGATGGATGAGGACCGGTCCGCATACTGCGCGATACACCCGTCGCCAACATTCCCCTCATTCACGACGGCAGCGCCGGCGAGGAAGCTCTTCGCGCCGCTCCCCTGACGATTGCGCGTCACGCTATAGGCGAAGTCCGTCCCTGGGACGAGACAGTTCCCCGACACGTTGCAGTCGATGTAGTTGCTCGTGATGAGCATCTTCTCGCCTGACCCGTTCACCTTCAGGTAGACGGTGTCGTTCGTGCGTGGCTGGTTGTGTTTGACGAAAATGAACCCGTCGCCGGTCCCCACATCACGCGTGAGGGAGGTCGTCGGACACGTGATGACCTCGCCGCCGATCGTCGCGATGACCTCTTTGGCGGTCAGCGTCGCCACTACCAAGTCCCAGATATAGGCCGTGGAGTATTGCTTGGTGATCGAGCCCAATTGAGACGACCCGTTGTTCTCGGGACGGATCGTGCTGAGCAACGATCCCCAGCGCCAATCACCGGGGACCAACCCCGTCCGCTGCGTCTTGAACAGCGAGTTCCGCGAGCCGAGCGCGTCATTCACGAGGTCGAGTGAGAGCGTGTCGGCATCAGCGAGGAAATGCCAGTTCTTCTCATCAGTCCCCGCATCTGACTCATACAGCATCAGCGTTGAGGACGTGCCGAACAGTAATAGCGGAGACGTCACGCCGCCGTTGAACGTAGCCGCGCCGGTCGCGGTGAGCGTTGAGGAGAACGTGCCCGCCGCGCCGAAGGTCCACGCGCCAGCCGTGGAAACCGTGGTGTTCGTGTCTTCGCGCACATCCCCCAAGTTATCGAGGGTCAACGGGTTGATCGTTCCGCTTCCACTTCCCACGTTGCCAATGCCGATCAACCGGAAGACGTCCCCCAGCGTGTCGCCACCGATGGTCGCCTTGTCGTACGTGGCGACCGTCTGCGCCAAGACCGGCACGGCCGTACACAACAGGGCCAACAGCAGCGCGCTACAGCGTCGTCGCGATCGCATAGACTTGATTGCTCCCATTACTCCCCTTGACCTGCAAGTGATAGTCCAGCACACCGGCGGCTGGCGTAAACGTCAACAGTTCTTCGTCGAAACTTGTGCTCGTACTCGTTGCCCCAGTGGCCATCGCTGATGTCGTATCGCTTCTGACAATACGAACCTGCACGCTCGTGGCGGCGTTAGCCGTGCGCTGATACGCTCGCACTGTGACAGGCGCTCCGCTCCCATCGCCGCCGTCGATTCGTACTGGCACGAACTCAGCCGCGTCCACCCATGTGTTGTTGGCAACACGCCCCACCTGCCGAGAGCCACCCCAGTACGGCTTGTCGACGACGACCGTGCCGGATGATGGCCCAGTCCCACCAGCGACCGTGCCCCCGCCTCCAGCCGATGCGCCGCGAGACAGTCCACGGAAGTATTCGATCCAGTTCTGCTGGTACTGGTTCCCCTCAACCGCCTCAATCTCGTAAAAGAACAGGTGCTCGCCATTCGGCATCTTCGTCTGATGCCGCATCGACACGCGCTCGATCAGGAAGTTGACCGAGGACAGGCCACGCTTCGTGGCGGTCACATTCACGGTCATGCCTGGCTTCAACCCCACGGTCGCCGTCTTGGCGGTGAGCCGGCGCACCACGCCTTGGCGTCGCGCCAACTCGCCATCAGCGGCGTAGCGCGCCTGGGTCCATTCGAAGATTTCCGGCGCCCGCACAACCGTCGTCCACGGTCCGTATGTCCCGTATTCGCTCAGATTCTGGCTCACGTAGAGTCCCGGAAACTGCGCCGTGAAGTTGCTTGTGATCACGTGACCGTTTGTCGGCGCAGCTTCCCCAGCGTCCACCTTGAGCGAGTTCACCGACGCGTCGTAGTACCACCGGTAGCCCGTCTGACCCCAGATGGCGACGGGATAGGCGATGGCGTTCTCAAAGACGATCCCAGGCGTTGCGGCTGGGATATAGTGCAATGCGAACGTCTTCGTGCTCCCGTCCCCAGTCCAGCCATCTGAGACGGGCTGCTGCGACGAATCCCCGAACAACAGCCAGACGTCGTTCGTGTAGCCTGCCAACGTGCTCGTGTGCTCGAGCGCCAGCAGCGTGCTGTTTGTGTCGTCTAGGGCGAATGGTGCCCCGACTGTACCTGGGTCCTCGAACAGCACATGCTTTTCGTGATCGAACCTCCAGTTCCATTCAGACGCGAGCGCCAGCATGTCGAACGACTCGCGCACGGTCTGATACGGATACGCCAACGCGCCGACCGATGGACCGGAGGCCATCCCGCTATCCACCGTGACCCCGTGCGGTGAGAGGCTTACAGCCACGGCCGTCGCCACGTCCTTGAGGTTGTCCGTCGCTGTCGTCCCGTTGAACACTGTGACGTCGGCCAATGCTTCGTAACCAGTGCATTCCAGATCGAGATCGCGATGCCTGTAGTTGATGACATCGGTCTCCCGCACGCTCCAGACAATGCCACCAAAGACGATCTCGCCGTCGTCTGTCAGTTCCACTTCATCGCGAATGCTCGGTCGATAGTTGTCGCCGTCGCGTACGCGCAGACGACACCGAAGGTGCGGCCGCCCGTTGATCGACGCATCAGACGACAAGCCGAATTGCAAGTACGGCAGCACGTTGGTCCCGTCGATCTCCATCGTCACCACGCCCATTTAACGAGTGGCTCCGTGGAAGTCCAGCACCCCAGGGATATACGGGACGACGGCATGCGCGAACTCACGGCCGTTTGCCTCTAAATGCACGTGAATCTCGGTCGTTCCGCCACCAGTACGACCGCCGCGCCCAGCCCGATTCATTGCGCGCGCCAGCACATCGCCCATGAAATCGACCGGTCCGCCCAACTCCGGTTGTCCACCTTCCCCGAACCATGTCGCGGTAGGACCAGTCGCATAGATGCCGTGCGCCGCGCCGTGTTCAGGCCCACTGCCGCTATCACCGTTACTCGGTCCACCTGGCGCACCAGGATCGTCGTAAATCACACGGGCGTTGATGTCGATCTCACGCGGAATTTTGTCGAGCGCATCGATGGCATCCTGGACCGACTCCGGGACGTCCTTGCCGAGCGCCTTCACCATCAGGCCAATCGATCCCACCAGCTTGTCCGTCCCGACCTTCATGTCTGCAAAGCCCTTGGTCAGGATGTTGGCCATATCCTTGCCGTCATCCTTCAACAGGCCCTGCTCCTGTGCCAACTTGATCAGACGTTGTGTGTTCTCGTCGATCGGCGTACCCAATTGCTCATGCGCGTGTATCACGTTGAGCAGGAAGCCCTTCATCTGCGTCAACGCCTGATTCTCGGTGAAACCTGCCGCAATCAGACGATCGAAGGTCGTACCGCCTTGCGCTTCCATCGCCGCCAGCGTTTCCGTGGTGAGGCCGCCAATCGACGATAGTGCCTTCATCGTCTCGCCGAGGGCTTGCGTGGAAAGGACCAACGACTGATTGTTCGTGACGAGATCGCGGAACCGCTGTACCTCCAAGAGCCCCGCATTCTGTGACTCGAGGCCGAGATCACGCTGCAGCCCCATCAGCGTATCGAGCGCCGGCCCCATCCCTTCCACGGCCGTCAGCCAATCACTCCCCGCGCTGACGGCGGCGTTGAAGGACCCGAGTGCGATCACGCCAAGGCGTTCCAGTTCATCCGCCGATCCGGCCGCGAACTCACGCTGCTGCACAAGGATGTCATTGAGACGGCCAGACGCCTGCTCCTGCTCCTGGCTATCACCGCCACGCTGCGCATCAGCCACGGCCTTCTGGGCATTGGTGATGCGCTCCTTGAATGATTCGTTCTTCTCGACCAGCGGCGCCGCGAGAGTCGCCACACTGTTGCCGAGGACGCCGGTCTGTTCCTCGACAAACTGCTTGATTGCTTTGCTGTTCGTATGAAACGTCTGATTGAGCGCGATAATCTCCTGAAACGTCTTCGACGCGATGCCTTCGGTATCGCGCACATGCTGCGCGAACGTCGCGAAATTCTTGTCAAGAACTTCGCGCCCCTGTTGCATGGTGAAATTGCCGGTCTCGATCATGGAGAAGGTGTCGCGGAACCGTGCTTCCAGCGCCTTCGCATTCGTGTCCTTGAGGCCGCCGCCCTCGCTGATGATGGTATCGAGTGAGAAGATTTCCGCCGCGTCGCGATTCTTGTTGAACTTGTTCTTGGCGAGTTCGCCAATGGCGCGCGCGGTCTCTTCTTGAAGTTCAACGCCGAAGCCATGCGCCACGCGTTTGTAGACATCCTCAAGCGCCGGATTACGGAAGGCCCCAATCAGCGCACCGAATATCGCGCCACCGGCCGCGCCGTACGGCCCAAACGCCGCGCCTTCCGCCGCCCCTGCCGCCGCGCCACGCAGCGCGCGATTGCCACGGCCCATGGTGTCGGTCGCGCGCAGAACCGGAGTACTGCCCGAGGAGACCGCCAGCGCCGTCTGGGCGATCTGCATGTACGCGCCGACTTGTGCTTGTGTGCCGTTCGCGCCCTTGAAGTTGTCCCACGAGAAGTTGTTGTAAAGAACGTTCCCCGCTGGATCCTTCATTGGCTTGCCGTCCGGTCCCATACGCGGAGAGCGGAACGCATTCGCCAAGCCCTCGCCCATCTGTGCGCCGATGTTCATCAAGTTAATGAGCTCAGCGAAGTCCGCGAGCGCGCCCTCAAGCGGCTTGATTTGACCGAGTTGGGAAAGTGAACGAGACACGTCATCCAGCGATTTGCCGAACCCCATCGCCTCGATCTTGGCCTTGCCAAAGAAGTCTTCCCACTGCTTGTCCGCGTTGTCGACTTTGAAACCCGCATTGGGCAGGTCGCCAAGTTTGACGCTGCCTAGTTTGCCGGCGTCACCGAACATGATGTCTAGCAGCGTGCCGCTCGGCACCTTCGTGGCGGCGGCCACACTTGCGGTCTTGAGGATGTCGTCCAGCCCTGATTTCACCTTCGGCAGCATGGCTGACCAGTCGCTCGTCGCGTTCGCCAGATCGCTGATGCGTCGATACAGCGGGTCACCAGTCGCCCCGACCGCCTTCATGGCCTGCTCGGCCTCACGGAGTAGTTTATTGACTTCCCCTTGCTTCTCGCCGAGGTTCTTGATCGAGATTTGACCGCTATCGACCTCCTTGGCGAGTTGGCGTGCCTTGGCTATGGTTTCCTGAAAGTCCGCCACCATCGACATCCCAGCGAGCTTCTTCTGTTGGGACTCCATCTCCTTCAGCGCGTCGAGGTAGACCTTGACCACGTCCGTCGCAAGTTCTCGGTTTTTCAACTGATCGGCGATCTTCTTCCCGATTTCTTCCTCACTGCGACCGAGCGCGTCCCCAGCGATGATTTGGCGCTTCGTGGCTTCCGAGAGCCCAGCCAGTTCGGCGCGCACATTCTTTAGTTGCTCGGCGTAGTCAGTCGCGGCCTTTATCACTTCTGGCGGCAGCGCAATGTCGGATTTGTGCTCACGACCGTCCCTGATGCGCGCGGCATTCCCCGTCAGCGCCACCGCGGCTCCGACGCCTCCCGGCCCCATACCGAGACGTCCAGCCGCAAGCGCGGCATCGATCACATTAGGCAGGCTCTCGAATGTCTTCGTGATATCAAGGACGGCCTCTGCGGCGGCGACCTTGAGACTTGTCATCACGGTCGTCCACTTGTCGCCGAATTCATCCAGCGACTTGACCGTGTCCTTGCTCAGCACCTGCCCGAGTTCGCGCGCCTCTTCGCGAAGGTCTTTGATCCCCGCCTTCATGGCTGGAAGGTTTTGGGCGAACCCTTTACCCATGAGCTCAGCGCCGACTTCGACCTGACGCATCGGGTCTTGCATCGCACCGACAGCATCCGCAATCGCGGTGAACGCATCCTCTGGACGCATCTGCTGTAATTCCGACAGCGACAAGCCCAAGTCGCCGACGGCCCGCTTCGTCTCAGTGCTCTGCTCGACGAGCTTGATGCTCATCTTCTCGATAGAGCCCACGATCGATTCAATAGAGGACCCGGTCTGCTCCGCCGCGTACGTCAGCTCCTGAATACCGTCCGTGCTGATGCCGGTCCGTTCGGACAGGTCAGTGATCTTCCCGCCGAGATCGACCAGTTCCTTGCCGAATCCGATCAACGCCTGAACAGTAAACGCCCCGGCCAGCACGCCGCCAACAGATTTCGCGATCCCACTGAGCGACACCATTGATTCGCCGGTCTTCTTGTTCTTCTCGGCGAGATCGTCCGCGGCTTTGACAGCCTGCTTCAGTTCGTCAGAAACCTTCTGAATATCCGCCGGGACTGACGCCCCCATCGCTCGATACTTCTCAATGGTCTCCTGAGCGGTCGCATTCCACTTACGCTGTTCGGATTCTGTCAGTTTGGCGACGCCACCGATCTTTTCGATCGCCGCCGACGCCAACGACATCTCGCGCACCATGCGCGTGCCGTCGAACGAGGACGTCATCTGCTGGAGCTGGCGCTGCATGTTCTTGACGGGCATCTCAAACGCCACGATGTTCTTCTTGGCGTTTTCGAGCCCCTCGTCCCACTGCTTCCAGTTGCCGGAGAACGTCGCCTGGAGTGCCATTTAGACCAACTCCCGTGGCTGGTCGAGAATGGCCTGTGCATTCGCGAGGAAGGACTTCCGATCGCGGATCGCCTGTGGGATGAAGATGGGCGTCGCCTTCATGCGACCACGCCGCGCGTTCTTGCGCGTATTGTCGAACCGTTCCTTCGTGCCCGACTCGATAAAGTGGACGTGCGGCGCGGCCGAGCGCACGACGAACCCAAACGTGGACGCCTTGCGCTTGGTGACACCTTTGCGAAGGTTGCCGGTCTTGCCTTGTGGATACTTCGAGTGAAGGACCGAGACCAGGCTAGATGCCGCCCAGTCCATCCGCTGATACACACGCGCCTTGATGTCCTCAGACGCTTTGCTGAGAGCAGAGATGAGCGCACGCGTGGAGAATTCAGGTTCAGCCATTAGCGCCCGATCTTCTGCTCCCACCCCGGATCGTCCATGTCGATGGACGGTCCGTCGTCGTCTCGGCGCCCCTGCGCCTCTGCCACCTCACGCACCCACTCAACCGCCACGGCGTATTCGTCAGGGTCCAGATCGTCGATGCTGCACCCGAAGTCCAGCCCACCCTTTAGGAAGCGACAGATGGCGAGGTCACTGCGGATACCGTCTCGCCAGAACTGCCAGCCCGCGCCTTTTTTTCCGCGTCGCGCGCCTCCTGCTGCGCGGTCACATGGGCGGTGATGGCTTCGTCGATTTCTCGCACCGTGTCTTCGTCGAGGGTCTCGATGATCGCAGCGCGCTTTTCCAAACTGAAGTTCGCCGGCAGCGGAATCGGCTCGCCCTTGAAGTTGCGCAGTGACCAGTTCGTGAGGTACTGGGCCGCTCGCACGGATGCGAACTTTGTGACGTCGAGATCCACGCGAATCTGCGAATCACCACCATCGCTGTCGGCGCGCTGATAGCCCTTGGCGGTGAGCCGCTGAATCATGCGCTCCTCGCCTGATGACAGGCGCATCCTGACTTCGATCCAGTCGCCGTCCGACAACGGCAGTTGCGTGGTTTCGTTCGGATTCACTCCACGATTGCGTGGCATCTCTCTCTCCTCTGTGAAAAGGGAGGAGACGCCACGCCCATCGTGGAAGACCCTCCCGAACTAGCTCAATTTAAATCCCCAGCTCCCGTTCGCCGCGATGGTTCCGCTGATCGTCACCGCCCCACCGACAGGCACCGAGATCGACGCGTCGATCCACGCGGGTCCGTAGAAGTAGCGCGTCGCAGCATCGGACGAAACGTACAGGTATGCCTTAATACCGTCCGCGCTATCAGCCGCCGTGAACAGCGCCGCCGTCGTGACGTCGTCGAAGAATCCCTGGAAGTCGCCAGAGACGTCCTTCAATCCCTGCACGTAGGTCTTGTTGGTCTCTCCGAACGATGTCGTCTCCGCCTTGTCGGTCGCGAAGTTGAGCGACCACGAGGACAGATTCGCAACGTTGACCGCCGCACCAGTACCAGTAGTACTGAAGTAGACCACCGCCTTCTTGCCATGGTATTTCATACGACTCTGGCTCCGTCTAATGCGCTACAATAGACTCATGTCTAATTGCGCATGTGGTTGTGGCGAACCAGCACCGGAAGGGAAATCCTTCAAACGCGGTCACTGGTCACGCACGCCCGAAGCCAGAGTCATGTACACAGAGCGGAGGGCTCGTCTTACTACGCTGAACCCGTCGGGTCTATGTGAGTGTGGCTGCGGTCAGTTAACTCCTCTCGCTAAGAAGGACAGCACTAAGCGCGGCTATCGCGCCGGCGAACATCTACGCTTCTTCCCTGGTCATCAAGTCGCCAGCGGCCCGTCCAACCACAAGTGGAAGGGTGGCCGATGGGTGCATAGGTCCGGCTACGTCATGGCATCAGCGCCCGACCATCCCGGGGCCGATCGTGACGGCTACGTGTTGGAACATCGACTCGTCGTAGAACGTCACCTCGGTCGTCGTCTTGAGCGGTCAGAACATGTTCATCACATCAATGGCATCAAGGACGACAACCGCCTGAGCAACCTAGTCGTTCTCACTAAACGCGACCACCATCAACTGCATGCCGGTGAAGGCCTTCGCCGATGGCGATCGGAGAACCCCGAAGCGGCAGCGGCAAACGCAAAGTCGGCTGGCCGCAAAGGCGCCGACGTTCGCTGGTCCAAGGCGTCTACTTAATCTCTCTCGACGACCCGTCGCCGTTCGCACTTTTCAACCACTCTTCACAAGCCGCGAGAATTCCGCGTATCTGCCTGATTACCTGACGACACAACAGCACGGTTGCCGGGCTCACGCGGCACGTTCCATCTGACGCTCGCAGCGGGCAATCGCATCGAGCACGATCTGCGTGCGAGCCACCCACGTATGTGCCTGCACCGCCTGCTGACACAGCTTCGCCCGATCCGCTCGCCACGCGTCATCGGCGAGCGCCTTGCGAATCAGCGCTTCGCATTCTTTTGGGCTCGAGAACGTATCGAGCGAATCACCGAAGATATCCTTCGCCTCTGCCCGCGCATCGGTCACAAAGTAGCAGCCCGTCGCCGCCAGTTCGTAACACCGTGGATTCAGAGACTCGGCATGCGTGATGCGCTGGACGTGCGGCCCATATCCCTTCGAGGTCCGATGAAAGTTCAGCCCAACCTTCGCGTTGCGGTAGAGGGCTGCGGTCTTCGCATTCCGCACGAGTTGACCGCGCACGAATGGCTTCAATTTCCGCCCACCACGCGTCCGGCCGTCAAAGTCTTCCGTCCCTCCGTAGAGCCCGAGGTCGATTCCAGACCAGTCGATCTCTGACAAGAAGTCGATCCGCTCCTGGAAATACGTGCCGACGAACACGACGTCATGGCATGGAACGTCTTCGATAACCCCCTGATCCATGACCGCGTGAACGCCCGGGTGCCAGGCATGTGGCAGATACTCCACGCGCGAATGTACGGCCCTGAAGACGTCGAGCGCCGCACGTTCATTCGTGAACACGGCATCGACGTGCTTGCACGCACGAAGTTCGTACTCGATGTCGTAGGGTGATTCCGTGCAGATCAGCGCGACCTTGAACCCGCAATTGCGCAAGAAGATGTAGAAATCAGGGTGCTGGTACATCCCAGAAACGACAAACACCCACTCGACGCCGTGCTCGAGACGCGCCCGCACCGCATCCGCGACCACGGCCTTACCGGCACGGTAAATCTTGTCGGCTTCATTCGGACGCCGATCGTCTGGCGATCCCTGTTTCTGCCAGAGGACTGTGAGACCGATCGTCGCGAGCGCGATTTCGACCTCAGCGTTGTAGGGAATCACCTTGACGCCGTACTGCTCGAGTCCGTACTGCAACCCCGCCGCAACATCAGACGTGGACACGGCCGAGCCTGGATACCACAACAGCACGGACTTGAGGGCTGGTGGATTCTCGACCTTCAGCGCGAGACGGGCGCCACGGCCATGCTTCTGAGCCAAGGCGTAGGTATCGCCAGCGGCTGGATTCTCTCCTACGGTCAGACTGCAATCCGAGTTTGCCAGCCACTCCTGCAGGTCGGCCGCTGAGACGTTGCGATAGAACTCACCTTCGCGCAGATCGCAGCCATCGATCGCAGAATGGGGCGCACGGCCCGTCCCCGCCATCGTCAGCAGCAGCACGCCACCAGGCGCCAAGTTGTCGATCGATCGCCGACAGATGGCTGCCGCTTCCTCCGTGTGCTCGAGTACCTCGCAGCACACGATCACGTCAGGCGGCGCGTCGGGCACGTAGTCGGCACCGCTCGCCACGATGTCCACACCAGGCCCTGGGGAGACGTCCAGCCCGACGTAGCGCTCTGCATCGAAGCAGTTCTTGATCGTGCCGTTGATGTTGCGGGCACCGATCTCCAGCACGAAGCCGACGCGACCAAGGTCGCGAGCCCGAGCGGCGATGAAGTCAAAGGCTTGCCGATGCATCTAGTTCACCCACACTCGCCACTTCAGCGCACGCTCAATCCAGACTTCGCCGGCAATCTCCGTGAACGCCGGTTCCCGGTTCTCGACGAATGTGTGTCCTGCGTAGCCACTCACGCTTGCCCACGTGGCGTCTGTATCCCACACCACCATGACCTGACTGATGATGTCGTCCGCTTCCTTCGTGCCGCGGTACTTACTGACGACGACCGCATCAAGATCAATCTCGCGCGAGTCGTCTTGATTGAAGCCCTCAGCCCAGATGACCTCTCGACCGCCCAGCACCCAGAGATACGGTGGAATAGTGTCTTCAGGGACCACACCGTAGACCTTGGCACCGTTCAGCAACGATTGACTGATCAACGTGCCGTCCGACTTCAACGCGTCAATCCCTGCGTTGTAGACGTCGGGAATGCGAGAGCCCGCCATCAGCTATCGACCTCGTTGCATTCCAGTTCCACGCCGTAGTCCTGATCCGAATCACGCACGGCCACGATCTCGAACGTCTTCAGGCGCAGCGGCCAGTAAATGCGATGCTTGATCGTCACGCCGTTCCCGCGATCCATCTCAAAGAAGCACGAACCCACGTTCTGCAACGCTCCGGCCTGAAGAAACTCCCGTGACGACGTCGCCCGATGCTCGGCCCAGTATTCCGGCGCCTGAGCGACCGGCGTCCACGCGAGCGTCTGTCCGCCCCGACCGTCATCAGTCGTCGTCTCTGACAGCAAACGCACGCGCCTATTTCTGCGTTCAGCGTCGTTCACTGCCGCTGCCTCGCCCACGTCGAGAACATCGCGATGCGCGCCCGAAACGCCCGCCGTTCGTCGTCCGTCATCGTCCGACGTTGATATTCCGGCAGCAGCCACAGCAGCATCGCCTGCTTCGCCATCGCTGGCACCGCATCCCGTGTGGCGCCGTAACCGGCCGAGAATGTCACCGTGACGTTGTTGCTGACCAAGTAGAGGGATGGCCACGTCACACCGTAGGCAGGCTCGATGATCCCTCTGGCTGCGGTCGGTCCGACTGGCGCATCGACACGATACTGAGTTGTTGCCAGCGTCTGTGTCGTCCCGGCCGTATCCAAATACGTGATCGCCACAGCCGGCGAACTCAAGAGCGGAGCCTTCGGTACGTCAATCCAGCAGGGCCAGCCATCCAACTTCAACGCCCATACTGCCGTGAACACCTGTCGCCCGGTCAGCAACTCGAATTGCTCGCGAGCTGCCACGATTAACCCGGTCAAGAGCGCATCGTCTCGGTCAATATCGACGCGGCAGTGTGACTTCGCCTCATCGAGCGTGATCGGCTCAACATCCACGTCTGGTGGCGTGACAAGCGTGAGTGATGCCACCGTCGGACCTCAGCGGATATACAGGTGCGTCGTACCGGCCTTCGCGTTGCCAGCGTTTGACACGTTCAACGTCAGCTTGTCACCGGCCACCACGCCCAGACTGGACGCCGCCACTTGTTCAGTGCTCGCCGCGGCACGATTCGCACCTGCGCCGAGCAACACATCAAACCCATCGGCGTCCGTGATCGTGACGTCATACAGGTTGGTCGGCGCGGTCCCGCCACCGGACGGCACCGTGACCAGCCGCTGAATCACGCCGTCATACGCCTGTCCGGTCACGAGGTCCGCGTTCCCAGACGCGTCAGACGTCCACGCCCACGTGATCTTTTTCACGCTCGTATGCGAACGTTCCGTGACGGTGACCGTGCCAGCCATGTCTTACGCCGCGTTCCTTCCGCCAATCTGCACGACGTTGATGTAGTCGATCGACATGGTCTTCGCGCCGCCCTCACCGGTCAGGAAATGCACACTCACGCGCTGTTCCTCGTCGGGCAGGTTCGTCGTCGCCACATTGCCGATGCTCACACCGTCGACGAACGGCTCGAGCGTACCGGCGCCAGCGTCGTAGTAGAACTCGACGATGTGCCACGAGGTATCGGCCGTAAACGCCGACGCCGTGGTCTCAGTGGTGGCCTTTTCGGTCACGAAACTGACCGCCGTGGAGCCGTCCGCCTTGCGGAAGCCGATCGAGTCGTCGGCGCCGCCGAGGATGTCCGTATCCGTGTCACACAGCCCGATGAAGAAGTCGGACTGCGTGGCGTCGGAAATCTTGAACCGGCAGCCGAAGTAGAGCGCGCTGATCCCCGTCGCTCCGAGGTGGAACTGTTCGCCCAGCCACTGGATGTTCAGGCCGTCGTTCTCCGTGCCGCCCGTTGTGAGCAACAGCACGCCTCCCGCCGCATCCGTGTAGACGGCCGGTGACGTGCCAGTGGCTGTGACGGTGGCTTCGTCGCCCAAGGCTGTCGCCGACAAGCCCTGCCCGCGCACGAAGTCATGCTGGAATTTGAAGACGTCCGGTCCGATGGCGTCGACCACGCGCTTGCCGTGCGCGCCGCGATCGAGATAGACCAGATTGCCGGCGATCCGCTGTCCGATGACGTCAGCCACGATGCACCCCTTCCGCTCTAGGCCTCACAGGCCGGAGCGTGTTGACGGGCCACCGAAGCGGCCCGTAGTCCCTAGCTCACGTAGTCAGCGGTCTGACCGTCGCCCTTGTCGCCGCGCGATCGCTCGAAGAACACCACACCCTCGTCCGTGCTCGTCGCCAGCGTCAGCTTGACGCCGATGTAGGCCGACGCGGTGCCCATGGCCGCCTTGACCTGCTCGCCGGTCGCTTCCAGCCACAGTGTGTCCCCGACCGCGTTGGGGTCCGAACCGATCGCGTGCGAGACGACGTTGGCCGCGTTCGTGGTCCCAGCGGCGTTGTCCGCGACGAAGATGCGGAAGCTCGTCACGCTACCGGTGCCAACCGAGTGCATGAACCCGGCGAGGAACCCTTCGTAGCCCGCGGAGATCGCCAAGCACGATTCGCTGGCGGCGGGATTGAGAACGACGATGGACTCCGACGCGCTATCAGGATCGAAATCCACCAGGCGCCGATTGCAGTGCGCCTTCATCTTGTTGGCGGTGTAAGCCATGATCTCGTGTCTCCCTTACGCTCTGGTCGCCAACGTCACGACCGGCGACAACGTGTCCCCGTTCTTCGGCGTCAGCGCGGTCTTCCACCACCACTGACCATCGTTGCGGCGATAGAACCGGAACATGCGCTCGGCCGCGGCGAACCGCACGTGCATGGACTCGGCGTACTGTTCCGTCTGGTAGGTGCCTTCGAGGTATTCCGACGGGACAAGCAGCGCGAGGTCGCCTTCGGTGCCGATGGTCGGCGCGAACTCCGTGAAGTAGATCGGCCGACCGTCGAGCAGTTCCCGGCCGCCCTCGTTCGTGAAGTACGACACGGCGTTGCCACCCGTGCCGACGACCTGCACGAGGCTCTTGAGCTGCGGACGCGTGTTGTGATTCGCAATCCACACCGAACGGCTGTACCGCCAGCAGCGCGCCGCCATCTTGTCGATGTTTTCCTTGACGATCGTCGCGGCCGACTGACCACCCTGCTTCCCAACGGCGATCTTGCAGCCGGTCTTCATGTAGCCCTGACGTTCGCCGGTGCCGAGGCCGTTGATACGCTCGTTCATCCCGTTCGCCGCGAACTCGTCGCGGAACCCGGCCTGAATGATGGCCACGAACGACTGCGGCGAGTCGGTCAGGATACGCTCGGTCGCCACGGCCAGACCAAATTCCTCGTTGGCGGTGAGCGTGACCTGTTCGAACTGCGTGCGGCTCGGCGTCCCGTCCACCGTTTCCGGCCGACGTGTGACGACGAACCCACCAGACACGCTGGCGGAATGGTTCTTGTCGACGCGGGCGTTGTAGCTGACCGTCGGCGCCTGCATGGGGACAGGCGTCACGAGCGGCAGGAGCGGATCGTCCTCCGGAGCGATCGAGAGGATGCCGGGCGCAAGCGCGTGCGGCACGAAGAACCCGCCGTGCGGGTCGGAGTAGGCGCCCTGTTCGTCGCTGCCCTGCGCCGCCTGCAGACGACGCAGACGGCCGTCGATGCGCAGCGGATTGCGTCCAGCCGCCATGACCGCGCCGAGGAATTCGCGATGGTCCCTGAAGCCGCGCTTCGGATCGTCGTCAGCGTTGTCCTTGCCGACCTCGACGCGCACGCCCGCGGCCTTCGCGCTGGCCGCCGCCGCCGCCTGATCAGGATCAGCGCCAGCGGTGGCATGCTGCTGACCGACGCGCTTCGCCGCTTCCAAGCCTTCCTCACGCGCGATGTCGGCGAGGATGCCCTTGTGCTTGGCTTCGAGCGCGTCGAATGTCTTGGTTTCGTCTTCTGTGAAGGCGCGATCTTTGGCCGCCTCGGAGAGGGCCATCATCTCGGCTACGGCCTGTGCGGCCTGCGCGCGAAGTGCCTGCAGTCTCATGGTGTCGTCCTTTGCACCAGCCTGCGGGCTCCGTACGTGACAAGAGCGCGCAGCATTCGCCATCGACAACAGCAAGTCCTACGAAACGGACTCACCGAAGGCTGATGACGAACCGGCGCGCTCTACAGAGGCTTCGATTCGTCGCTGACTGCTTGCGTCGTCACTCAACAGAGGACAGACGCCAGCGCAGCGCCTAACTTTTCCCGATCAGATTACGACCGATGTCTACGCAGCGGTAGAGCGTTCTTGTGAAGTGCAACAAAAGTTCGTCGCCGTTAGTCGAGTGCCGCCGACAGCGTCTAAGGCGACAGCGACAGCAGATAGCAGGGCCTCGTCACAGAGGAACCATTCGCCATTCGAGCGGAGCCTGCGCCACTCCCGATGCCATCGTCTCTCGTCAGACGAACGAGCCTTGATCACGCCGATAAACCATAGCGACTCCGGATGCGCGCCTTGCAAAGCCCTGAGCCTTGAAGCCAAGAATCTCGACCAGCCGATCTTCAGGAACCTGCGATCGTGCGTCTGGACGAAATAGATGTATCCCTCTCCAGGAGAGATCAACTTGTCGAGACAGCGGACGGCCGCCGCAACATCCGGATCCATCGCCACGGTGCCGACGCGGCGGTAAGCTCCGCTCGAAACTGGAGCGGCTTGACCTCCGCTACCACAGACCCTGGCCGCGTCAGACTCCCATACACGAATTCGCTTTGTTGGCCCGAAGCGCACATGCGGTAGCACGCCCTTCTCGACCCAACGCCAGACGGTGACACGGTCGACTCCGAACTCATCGGACACCTCGCTTACCCTGAGGAGGCGCCCAGCAGAAACAGCCAACTCAGGCTGCGGGGACACCATGTTCCGCTCCTCTCCGCTGGGCAATCGCCACACGTGACCGGTAATAGTCAGGACTGCGCGTCGGTGTCGGCGCGTCCTCGGACGTTTCCGCAACCGGCGCAAGCGGCTGCGTCTCGGCGGCCGTGCCGGCATAGGCGGCCTTCTTCGGCTTCGACAGCCGCGCGATCACGTCGTCGAACGTCTCCACGGCGTCGACCATGCCGCGCGCGAGCGCATCCGAGGCCATCACCATGCGGCCCTGCCCGAACTCGCTTCGCACCTTCTCGACCGGCACACTACGCCCCTTCGACACGGCGCGATGGAACATGCCGCCGTAGGCATCGACGTCCGCCTGAATGGAGGCTCGTGCTTCCTCGCCGAGCACTTCGAACGGGTTGCCTTCGACCTTGTATTTGCCGAAGTGGATCAGGTTGATCTTGACGCCTTCCTGCTCCAGCATGCCAGTGATGTCCTGATGCATGGAAAGCACGCCGATGCTGCCAACCTGCCCGCTCGGCGTCACCACGAACTCTTCCGCCTGCGAGCCGAGCCAATAGGCCGCGCTCGCCGCCACGCTATTGGCCACGGCGACAACCGGCTTCTTGCCGCGCGCGGCGCGAATCTCGTCACCGAGCTCGGAAAGGCCGAACACCGTGCCCCCGGGCGAATCGATGTCCAGCACAATGGACGTCACGGACGGATCGTCCATCGCCGATCGGAACGACCGTGCAATCGTATCTGGCGACATCCCGCCCGAGATGTTGCCCATCGCCTCCATGCGATGCTCGATCACGCCGACGATCGGAATCACGGCGATGTTGGCCGATGACTTCGTCTGTGTGCGAGTCGGTGCCGCCCCAATGCGCGCCTGGACTTCCTCGGCCGTGAACTTGTGGCCAGCGCGACGCATCGCCAGAATGTCCTGAATGATCGCGGCGTACTCTGGCCGAATCGCCCACGGCGTGCTGAGCGCATACTGAATGACGTGTGCGTATCGATCCATACTCTCTCTCCTCACGCCGCGTCGGCGTAATCCTTCAAGGCCAGCTCACACAATTCAGGTGCGACGGTCCATTCCCAATCCGCCGCAGTCTCGATGCCTCGCTCCGCCAGCCTCAGACCTTGACGGCTCGCATATTCCTTCGCGACCGGCGCCGGCAGTCGCAGACGTTCGGCCACCTCGCCCGCGTGCGTGCCATAGAACTCACGCAGCCAGCCTTGCCACCCAGGACCGTCAGAGGCGAACTTCGTCGCCGCCTTCGTCGCTGCCGTGACTTCCTTCCGCACGAGTTGTGTCGCGACCTGCAGCGTCACCAACTCGCTACGTTGGAATCTGCGATCTGGTCGCGCCCCTGGTCCGCGCTTCTCTTCACTGGGCGCGCGAGCCGTGGATCGCGGATCGACAGGCTCGTCCAGGATGCCGTCTATCGGCTCTTCGTCTTCTTTGATGCGGACTTCGTTCGGCGTGCGCCATCCAGCTCGGATGTCGCGCTCCCAGTTCTTTGAACGCGTCTCCTGGTCACCACGGGACAAGGAGTCCATGTCGAACGCCACGAAGTAGCGCATCGGATCAGGATCGGTCACCTCAAGAATCTGGGTATCGACCGCCGCCTCAAAGCACTCGGCCCACGTCCGGAACGAGAGATCAACGAGGTCTTCGCGGAACTGCTTCGAACTGGCATACGTCGGCGTCTTCGAATCGCCAAGCGTGCCAGGCGGGAGACAGAGCCACTGACACGCTTGCACGGCGGACATCTCGCGCGTCGCGTTGAGTTGCGCTTTGTCGGGGTCCACACCGATCGGCTTCAGCTCAATACCACTCTGCGGAGCCACGAACACGCCATAGGCATTGTCGAGCCCGGTCAGATAGGCTTGAATCGACTGCCGAAGGTTCTCGAGACCGGTATCCCCGAAGTCCAGGTCTTCCTTCAGCACCGCCTGCACGGCCGATGTCACACCCGACTTGTAGAACATGGTCGTGAAGCGTTCCGCCGCCAGCATGTTCCCTGCGCTACTCGACGCGTAGGATGGCATCACGAGTGCGTTCAGTCCATCCATCGACATCCCGCGCACGTGAAAGATCTCGTCCTTCCCGAACGTCGTAGTCCCGCCATTCTCATTCCGGACTTCGAAGTCAATCACGCGATCCGGCCGGCGCTTCGGCGTCACGCGGTCAGGATGCAGCGGCCAGAGCTCCAACCGTCTGACGCCCTTCCCACCTCTGACGGCAGGCACGTACTCCTTCTTCGAAAAGTGCCCCTTGGCGATCAAGGCGTGGATCATGACCGTGCCCCAGAACTGGAAACGGTCATTGTTCGGATTGGGACGAAAACTTAGCGTGTAGTGGTCCGGATGTTCAGGAGCGAGGCGAATCCCGCGCCCCAGCCGTTCATAGATCGACGGAGGGAACGACGCCATGTTGTCGTGATACATCCGCACGCCTCGCCAGAATGGCGGGATCGTCAGGATGCGATCGGCGTTGATCCGCATCCCGCCTTCCATCATGAAGCCGCTGATCGGGTCGTACCAGAAATCCGACCATGGCGCCGGTGTCCCGCCCTTGTTGGCCATCAGTGCTGGACGTTGCATGTTCGCGAACAGCCCCACGTTACGACTCCTGCGGCGGCTGCCGCTTCACGATGACCTTCGGCGACTTCGGCCACGCCAGCGCCGTAAGCGCCGCCCCAGGCACGATCCACCCGAGCGGCGGATAGACCTGCTGCAACCCGATCCCCAGCAAAGCGACCCCAGCCACGAGACACACATCCTGCGCGTCGACCGTCGCACGCACCACGTCCCAACCGCTACGCACCGCTTGACGCATTCAGCGCTTCTCCCGTGATTGCATTCCGCATGACGCCATCGGCCCCGATGATCATCCCGGCCTCGACTGACCACTTCTTCTTCGTGAGCACCTTCACCTGATTCATCGCCGTCTGCCACGCCTGCGCCCCGTCGATCCGTCCACGTGACCGTTTCTTGCAGAGCATCACGTTCTCGCGATCATCGATTCGAGGCTTCGCATTGCCGATGTGGTTACGCATCGCCGGATTCTTGTCGTGCCGTACCCGACGCCGAAGGATCAGCACCTGTGATGCTTTCGTCGGCTCGCTCAACATCGCGAACCGCTGTGGGACTTGGATCATGGTTAGCTTGTCCTCGTCCTGCATCAATTGCGTCATCTCGTCCGCGTGCCACGGGTCATAACAGACGGCTTTGACCTTCCAGTCCTTCGCGACGGCCACCACTTCCCGGCGAATCTGGCCGCGGTCAATTGTGTTCCCAGGGGTCGTCCTCAGCCACTTCTGTTCAACCCATTGTGGATACGGCACCTTATCTTTGCGGCGCCGCTCCTCGAGCCCGTCTTCGGGAATCCACAGCATCGGGCGGATGGCGATCTCGTCAGCCCCCAGCTTCCAGACCTGCACCGCGGCCGTCACGTCCACCGAACTCGAGAGGTCCAATCCAATCCACGACGGGTACTTCCGCAACTCCTCATCAGGCGGAAGTTCCGGGCACGCATCCCAGTCCGCGAGCGAAAAGTAGGCATCAACCGCCTGTACCCGCTGCCCGAGATAGAGCCGCCGAAACTTCGGCTGCTCGGCCGGATTCGCTAGCGCCTTCCGCAGTTCCTTCCGCACAAACTCAGGATTGACGCTGATCCCCCAGTTCGGGTTCGCCTTGATGTGCGTCGTCTCAAGCGTCCAATCATCTTCGGGGTCCGCCGCCGCCATGTAGGCGAACCACTCTGGCAGATCGAAGCCGTTCGCGTGCCCATCGAGCACCTGGGCGCTGATGCTGACCTGCTGACCGTAGACGCTTTCAAGTCCATCCGCTTCGCCGGCCGTCGTGATGTTGAATAACAACGGCTGCTCTCTGGTCCCCATACCAGACTCGATCACTTCCACGAGGTCTGGCGTCTTGTGCTTGTGGATCTCATCACCCACTGCGCAATGAGGCCGCAGACCGTCGAGGGTATCTTCGTTCGCGCCAAGCGCCTCGAGCTTCGATTCCGTGTCTTCGTCGTGCAGGTTGTGCCGTTGCACTGTGATCAGGTCACGGAGCGCCGGCGACCGCATGATCATCTGCCGCGCCGTTTTAAAGACGATGCGCGCCTGGTCTTTCTTGGTCGCGAAGCTGTACCCCTCTGCGCCGCTTTCGTTGTCAAAGAACGTCAGGATGATCAGGATGCCGGCAGCCAGCGTCGACTTCCCCTGCCCGCGTGGCATCTCCACGAACGCATTCCGAAACCGCCGCAATCCAGTGTCTCTATGCACCCACGAGAAGATGCTCGAGACGATAAACTTCTGCCACAACTCAAGAATGACCGGCTGCCCGCCCCACTTCCCCTTGTAGTGGCGAAATAGCTTGAACAATCCGATCGCCCGATTTCCAAGTTCCGGGCGCCACCGCCACTTCGTCTCGCCACGCTCGGCGGCAGCCTTGTCCCGCAGGTGCCGTTCACACGCGAGCCTGACCCACTTACCAGCCAGTTGCTGCCCATGAACTACCTGCAACGCATAAAACGTCGCGGGATCGTCGTCAGCGGACGGCCAAGAGGCGTCGGAGTTCGGCTCGCTCATCGTCCTTCTTCGGCTTCTTGTCCTCGACGGCCTTCCCACCCGAGGTGATGCCGAAGCGTGCCAGGTGCTGTTCTAGCCGCATGTCCAGCCCCCGCGCGTGTGTGAGCAGCGGATGTGCCTTCAGAGAGACCCGCTCCTGCCCGGCGCCGTCCACGACTACCGCCTCGTATTTGTCGCCATCGGCGTCGACCTGCGCCCACAACCGCGCCCGGCGCGCGGCCACCTGGCAGAGCAGCACAAATCCAGGGGCCGTCTCCGTCGTCAGCGTGCCCTTGGCCAGTGCCTGCGGCGAGTACCAATCCCAGAACGGGCGCTCGGCCGCCGTCAGCACCGCTGGCGCATCGCCGATCGGAATGACTTCGGCCTTCGTCGGCTCTGCCGTCTCGACATCGCCGGACTCCTGCCGCGACGGCACAAGGGCCAGACCTCGCTTCCCAGCGTCCCCGCTTAACCAGTGCTCAGCGGCCGACTTCCGCTTGCGCCCGGCCCCGACTCGACGTCCCCCTCTAGGCACCTTTGATTCCTTGTTTGATTTCCAATAATCAATCTATGAAACCGAGGCCATAGCGCGCCG